CCATCTCCAAATAATTTACCAATGTCCGCACCTACATTTCTTTGAGCAGAATCTCTACCTAAGTCTGTAAGTGTAGTCATTACACCGATCTCACTTGCAGTAATATCTACTGCTGTAGGGTCAATCGCTGTGTTTGCAAGGTCAGTTCCTTCTGCAACAGCCGCCGCAGAAATTGCTGGGTAAACTGGTACTTGAACAGTTTTACCTTGTCCTGTTATATTGTAAGTTGTTACTAGCGGACGCATTACTGAAGTTTCTTGAAAATTGAAGATCGCTTCTTGTATTACATCTGTGTATAGTTCTGCTAGTGTAGAACTGGTTGTTTCGTCTGCCATGTTGTTATTTCCTTATGGTTAGTTGTTAATTATTAAATTTGCCTTCAACCCACCACTCTCTCTTTGTCTTTTGTGTTCTGCATAAACCTTACGATCTTCTGCTTTATTCAAATCCAAATCTTTTATATTAAAAGGCTTGAGTGTATTGCCACCAATCCCACTTTGTGAACCACTACCACTTGGGGTAGCAACCACATGATGTGGATTGTTGTTTAGATACTCAGCAACTAATTCGTTCACACTCATTATATCGCCTTTTTCATTGTATCTTGGAGTTCCTGTTTCAGAAACTACCTCAACACTACCTGAGTCATTTAACTTTAAAGAATTTCTTAATAAAGCTTTCACTTCATTAGGATTAATCGCTTTAAGCTGAGAAGCAGTATTAACTAATGTTTCGTCAATTCTAATCTTCTGTAACTCAGATTCCAAAGCAGATATTTTAGTATCTTTCTTTAATACAGTATCTTTCAACACCTTATCAAATTCGCCTCTTTGTAAAGCGAGTTCTTGTTCCTTCTGTTTCTTTTCTTCTAAAAGTTTTTTAGCCTCATCTATATCTAGTCCATCAAGTTTAGTAGATACATTCTTTTTATATCTATCTAATCTTCTTTGAACTATTGCTTCTACTTGATCTTCAGTAAATGCTTTAGATTCAACTTTACTTTCAGTCTCCTTAGAAACTTCAGGTTTTGTTTCCACATTATTTTCAGTAGCTTGTGTTTGCTCTACCGAGTTCTTATTCTCGTCCATGTTTACTCCTTAATTTTAATTACCGAGTTTGTCAATCTAATTTGTAGTTTCCTTCTGAATCTACCCAATCAGGATTTGTAGGTTGCCAGTGGTGTCGGCAATTATAACCACCTCTGACAATAAATGGGTCGCCTTGTGCTTTACCCTTCCACACTGTGCCACTCCAAGTATTTCTTATTTCTTCTTCTGTAAAAACTCTATTAACATTTGCTCTACAAAAAGGTCTGCTATCTCTTATAATAGTTCCTGTGTATTTGTAAGAAGTTAATCCTAGTTCGTCTGCTCTATACTTAGCAAATTGTCCATCAAAACCCATTAATGAATCTTGTACTAATTGTGTTGCATATCTTCTAAAGTTATTACCCAATCTATCTCTACCATAAATAGTTTGCAATCGTTCTGTAGCTGTTTTAACATCTTCTGCTTTATCAGGATTATTAGCAATAAAGTCCACTAATTCTTCTGCTTCTTCATTATCTGATGCTTGATATATACCATTTATTTTACCTCTTAAATTATTAACCATCTGATCGGTAGGTGTTCCAGTAAGGGTACTGTTATAAACTTCTTGTGCTAACTCATTTGCAAATTCATTACCTAAATCTTCAAAGGGTAAATATGCACCTCGTTTTAGTTGTTGGATAGTAGTTAAATCTAATTCAGTAATCTCTTTAAACTCTGCTGGTATTGGGTATTCTTTAAAGGTAGCTAATAACCAACTAGCAGACTTATCATACTCAGCTATATTACTTTGAACAGCAGTTAGATAAGTTTGTTCAATAAGTTGTTTTAGTTTAGGTCTAAGTTGTAAAGCCATGGTAGTTCTTAATTTTAAACTACCTCTTTTAGGGTCAATCTTACTTGCTTCAGCTATGACTAAGTTCTCTAATTCCTGTAAAGACTTTTGTAATCTTACAACTTGAGTATCAGACAAATCAGTAACTCTAACTTGCCTATAATCTCCTAACTTTTCCAGTAGGTCTTTAGCCATATTAAACTGTTGGAGTTTCTATAGGTGTCTGTGGAAACTCGCCAAGCCTTGTAGTTGATTGATCTATCTCTTCATCAATTTTAGTTAATGTGTCATCATCTTCAATTACTGTTCTAGCTATTTGTTTGTCTAGTTCTTTAGTAAAAGTATCAGACTTAATTTGACTTGCTTTAGCTTGTTGTAATACTTCTAAATCAGTTGCCCAATCTCTAAGGTCAAAAGAATCAGGGTACATAATCTTGCCATCAAATACTTTATCTTGCCACAATGCGTATAATCTCCAAATCTGTTCTTCAGCTAATTGCATCAATCCAGCTTTCTCTGCTAGTCTTGCATTAAGTAATTGAAACTCAGTTCTGAGTGCTACACCTGATACTACTCTCTCACTTGTGCTTCTAACTGCACCGACATGAGATAGTCTGTTTATAGACTCAATCTTACTATCAATCGTTTGTAATACTTGTTGTAAGTTCTGTCCTGATGGTTGTAGCAAATAAGGTTTTAAAGCTGGGTCAAGATTGTCTGTCATCTCAATAATTGCACCCGCACCAGCAGACGCATCAACATCTCTAGTCTTAACTAAGGAAGGGTGGTTTGCCAATCTGATTAATTGTTCTACTTCAGATAACTCATTATAGATTGCTCTTTGTAAGTCAGCTATATCCGTCAAGTCAGATACACCTACTGCTCTCATAGGACTTCTTTGATTGTATAAAGTTACTGCTGGAATTTTATTAAGTGAGTTAGGAACTGAGTCTATAAGTTTAGGTGCTTTGACTCCAGTATTAGATAGTTCAACTGTATCTATTCTGTCTAAATACCAAATCTTAAATATAGATTTTTGACTGTCCTTATGCTCTCTAACTTTTAAATAATCTAAATAATATTTACCTGAACTTGCTCTTGAGTAATTCCAATCAATAATATTCTCAGGAGTATAGATATTGATGTAAGGTCTAATCTCTTGTTGTAGTTCTTCTGCTCTTGTTCTTGCATTAGAGTTTGGCTTATCAATAATTAACCAACAATGTCCATAAACAGAAGCATAGGTTTGCATTTCTCTTAGTAATGAATCATAACTTCTACCTTCTAAGTCAGCATCATCTAAGAACATAGGAATAGTTTGATCGTCCTCTAAGCTACCTAATTGTCTAACTGGTTTAATTCTAAATAAGAATGATGAGTAAATACTAACTACATTACGACAATGATTATCTAATGGAGTGTACTCTAATCTTCTCTCATATTCGTTTGGTATTTCTAATTGGTAGGACTGTAAATATTTGCCTTCTTTGTATTCTTCTCCACCCAAATAACTTCTGATGTAGTATTCCCATCTGGTTGAAAAGGAACTGTATAAATCGTTTTCTTTTAAAATTTCGTCTCTTGTATATGCCATTAGCTAAATCTCTTTGGTTGTGAGGGTGGTAGATTTGAAGTAATTGGAAATAAATATTCTATTCCGTAGCCTAGTGCATCACTCATATGGTCGTACCCACTTTTCTCAGGTTGATTAGTTCCTTCTTTGTACATTTGTTTCGTTAAACTATTAATAAGGTTTTTGCAAGAAGGATTAATAAATATATTTCTTTTGCCATCAAAATTCTTCAATCTTGAATTCACAGAATTAATCCTATCCCTAACTAGAGCATGAGTATTACGACACTTAACATTTAATCCAGCATTTTGCAAGATAGTTAAATCAGTTCGTCCACCAGCAGAAGTCTTGCGTTGTCTTGATGCTGGGTCAGGATATACAATGATTTTATTCTTAGGATATCTGCTTAGTAGTTCGTCCACAAATTCGTCAGTATTACTGGAGTAAATAACTATCTCATCAAAGAACTCTGCTACTCCATTCTTTAAATGAAATAAACAAGCTGACATTGGGTCTATGTTAAAGTCTAAACCAACATGGATAATTGCTTGAGGGTCATACTTGCATGGCTTAACATTTTGTTCTCTATCAAAGTTATAATAAACAACTCCATTATAAGTTTCAAAAGAAGCTAAATACTCTTGCCTAAATGATCGTTCATCTAAGTCTTTCTTAGCCTGTTCAATCTCATGTTCCTCAACTTGACCACCCTCTATAGTTGTGAATTTCCATGAAGCCCACTCAGGGTCTTCTGACTTACCCTTTTGATACATTTCAAATGACCAGTTACCCATGCCTTTAGGAGTACCAACAAATAATACTTCTCCGTTCACATGCTTATCAGATATGGTAGGTCTTAGAACTTCACTCCATGCTTCTTCAGGGATATCTGCAAACTCATCTAAGACTAAGAAATTAAGACCCACACCTCTAAGATTATCTGCTGACTTATCTGCACCCTTTAAGCTTATCTGACAATTATTAATTAGAACTACTGTTAGTTCGGTTTCATTGATGTACTTAACCCACCTTAAATCTTTAACCTTCTTCTTGAGTTGCTTCCACATAATCTCCTTACTCATTCGGTAAGTAGGACTCACATAAAAGATTTTACCATTGTCAGAGAACCTAGCTTTTCTAAGTATCTCAGTTAAACATAAATGAGTCTTACCAAACCTTCTACCAGTAACTAAGACTCTAAATCTTTTAGTAGAAGAACAGACCTGTCTTTGTGGTTCAGATAGCATTAAAATAAAATGAATGTCTTGGGTATTTGCTTAATTGTTTTACTACTGGTTTAAACATATTGGACTTGTAATTTAATATAACCATAACATGCTTACTTGAGTAGCTAAATATATCCTTAACCACAACAGGCAAATACTCTAAAGATATATGCTCAAGAAGATTATCAACAACAACCAAATCGTAATGATGGCTACTGTTTGTTTGAAAGACTTTTTCTTCCACTTTTTCTTTAGAATCTTTGAAAGTGTGTCCATAAAGCAAGATACTTTTAACTTCATAGAAGATAGCTTTGTTAAATATTTCTCGTTTAGAATTAATGTCATATTGTTTGATATCCTCTATGTTGATTATGAGATGATGCTTGTTCATTCTTTTGTACCTCAATGCACTCAAACCAAGTGTCCATAACAGTTAAATTTTTATCTTGCATAGATTGCCTAGCCCACTTCAATATTTCATTAGCACTACTTTGACAATCTTTTTCTGTTTTATAATATCTTAGTTCAGGGTCTTGAAACCAAAAGTCATATACATTAGGAACATAACCTTCAGGGTTAGCAATCATTATGTGTAAGAACAGAAAATACTTAACCAATTTTAAAACCTTTTCGCCAAGACTTAACTGCCCAATATGCTGGAGATAAACTCTTCTGACCTTTTACATTAGCAAGGATTGGTCTAAATCTTGCCATAAATGATTTTCTTCGTGCTGTGTTATTTCTACCTATACTCATTCCCTTAGCACCGAATCTAACTATCTTAACTTTGCCTGAACTATTATCTTTAACATATACCCCAAACTTCTTAGAAGCTGATGGAGTCCTAAATGGTTTGTTTAATGTTTTGTTTTTAGCCATTGTCTCTCCTTTGTCACTGTTAAAAAAAATTGTTCACTTGTTGTATGCTCTCTTTCGGCTTTTGTAGGTGCTTTGTTCATATTAATAACCTTTGTGTTTGAATGTTAGTATTAGTTTTATAATTAGTATTTTTAAATTTAGGATATTCCATAATAGGATATTTTAATTGTTTAAAAATTTGTTTTTTATCCTTTTTATTACCTATAAAGTAAATATATCTATGCTTTCTTGGTCTATCTACAACTTCAAATTTGTCAGGATTATTTTTTCTTTCCTCTAAAGTATATTGTTCACAAATAGTTTTACTGTGTTTATTTGTGTTTTTCATTCTCCATTCAGTTCTTTTATCTGACAATCCTGTATAAATAAAATTAGTTGCTTGATAAATATAACCTGAATGATTTTGGTTTGTATCTGCATATGATACAATAATACTTGGTTTGGGTAATAGTTTAAAAGAATTTCCAACTAAATAAGATGCTTCATTTTTAATATTATTTTTTAAAACCAATCTATTTAATTCTAAGACAATTTTTTTATATTCATCTCCTGCAATACCTTTACATAAAGATTGAGATGCTGGAGAACCATAAGTAACTACTCCTACAAGTTCATTATTAAAATATAATCCAAATGAATATGTAATACTAGGCATGCGTTTAGCATAATGTATATCTAAAATAAAAGGTTTAGTTTGATCGTATGAAATTCTTAAAATATTATAATTATTCATTTATATTTCCATACTATCACTTGTTTTCCAAGTTTAATTTAACTTCTCTATTTTTATTTTTAGCCATAATTATTTATATTAAATAACATCTCCTAATGGAAGTGGTTTGTAATCTTCGTTATCATCATCTCTGTCTTGTTTAAGATATACCTTACCTAGCCACATAGCCATTTGAGATGAGTTAAGTT